GATGACTCTACTACATAAACCCTATCTGCATTCTTTATTCTATTTAAATTAAATAGTGTTTTAGATTTAGGAAGTCCTGGAGTATTTTTAAACTCTTTGCCTTCAATTGATCTACCAACAAAACCTATTGGGATTCCATCTGGACTATGAACTGGAACAGTAACCATATCTTGTTTTTCAGAATAACCCAAAGAAAATTTTAACCAAGAGTTTGATTCAATTTTTCTATAATTAAAATAATTTTTTGCTCTGTCTGATCTAAAAAGATTATTGTATAAACGCTTTAAAATTAGTTCATCAAAGGCAACAAACTCTGGCCTTACTACAAGGGCTTTACTAATATCTTTTTCTAAGTTGCCCTCAACCTCTTTACTTTTTATAAATCTAATAGCCTCAAAATATGTTCTTGCAGACATATGCATAACAAACTCAATTAGGTCAGCAATATGATGACAAGAAAAACAAAAAAATGTTCCATTGCTTTTATCTATTTCTCCAGCAGGAGTTCTATTGTTATTGTGAAAAGGACAAAAAATAATATAATCAGAGTCTACTTCAGACTCAATAGTTACGCCTGTTCCTGTGAGAATTCTTTTGATCTGTTCTGCAGTGTAACTATTGGTCTTATTCCGTCTATTCCTACTATCCATTCGCTTTTCTTTCTCCCTATGTGAACTCCATATAATGTTAATTCAAACTCAAAATATTTCTTTCTTTCATTATAGTCTATCGTAAAATCTGGTTCTATGTCAAGCCTTGGTACATATCCAGATAATCTCATTTCTGATTCTATCAACCTAATGTATTCATTTTTTAGTCTACCAAGTCTAGCCTCATCCTGAATGATGCCGTTAAGGTTAAACCTTTTTATAGTCTTATGGTGATAGTTTTCCATATCATATTATAACTACTTATCTTCAAAATCTTTATATCTATAATACCCTCTATCAAAGTCCACCTGGACAAGAAAGTCCCCCATAAATCCATTACGGTTTTTTCTAAAAGCACACTCAATAATATCGCTATTTGTAGCACGACCCAGTGCAATTACCCAGTCAGCATCATATGCAATCTGTCTTGACCAAGCAGTTTGTCCAAGTGTTGGGACACCACTAAGATCATTAACATCATCAGGAGTTGCAGATGAGATAGCAATAATAGGAACCTCTTCACCAATGGCCATAAGTTTAAGTTCTCTTGAAAGGTTCTTCATTCGTACCGTTTCATTATCTGACTTTTGATTGGGAGCCATTAATTGAAGATAGTCAACAATCACAAAGTCTGGCTTGTACTGATCAATCTTTCCACGAAGCACTGAAGGATTGATCTCTCCACCTTGATCATTAGAAATAATATGAAACTCTGGCTTACCTTGAAGATTTTTAGCATGCCATGACTTTAACATATCTAGTTCAATTTCACCATTAGATATTTTTCTATGGGACCAAAGACCTTCTCCCATAATTGTAAATACACGATTACGGACTTCTGTTTCTGACATCTCAAGGGAGATTACAAGGGGTGTTTTACCCTGTTTCCAGGCCTGTACAGCGAAGTATAGGGCCATCCATGACTTTCCTATACCTGGGTATGCTAAAAAGACTCCTAACTGTCCTGGCATAATTCCTGCTGGAAGATAATTATCAAAACCTGGTAAGTTAGTTTTAATACCAACCTTTCCCAATGCTTGTTGTTCTTTCATATTTTCAAAATAGGCTATTGCAGACTCTAAGTCTGTAACATCAATATCACGAATAGCAGATGTATTCTTTTTTAATTCTGATGTTTTTGTAATTAACTCATCTAAGGCTTTTGTGCCTTGTCCTTGTTGAACTTCTCCTGCAGCATTTCTAAGAATATCTTTTAAACTATCATTTAAATATTCTGTTTGAAGTTCTTCTAAATGATGCTTTGTTGCTCCTACGCCAGACACTGGCTCAAAATCACGAAACTTTTCAATAACTAAGTTTGTTGGTGGAACTGCAGAATTGGCTTCAAAATAATTTCTAATGAATGTCCATACATCTGTGTGAGTTCTTAAAAGATTATCAACATTTGCTTGAAGAAGAACATGGACCTGTTTATCATTTAGGACTGCTGAGATTAATTTTGCTTCTGTATTATTCACTCTTCAACCACTCCTTTGCCATTTTTCTACGCTCTGATCTTTCTTTGTCATCTTGTTGCTTGTCTAGTCTTGCTTGTAATATCTTTTCTGTATTGTATGCAAAATAATTCCAAGAGGGAGACTGAGCAACACTAAAGTAATATTCAAGAACATCGTAGCAGGCTGCAATACCGTATGATTCAATTAAGGCATCAGAAGCCCATTGTTCTACATTAAGATTTAATAATGGTTTTTGCTCATACTTTACAGTATGCAACTTGCTGTAGCGTGAGAGCAAAGCCATTCGGTCTTTGCGGTCTGCCATTATGAATCAGATGCTTCTAACTGTGCTTCTTTAATTTTATCAGTTAGTTTATCTTCAACAAACTTATAAACACGCTCAAATGCTTGTTCTGTATTTTCACCATCACGCTTGGAATCAACAACTCCAAGATCAAGTCTTAAAGACTGAAAATTTCCTAAATTAAGTGTATACCCTAGTGTTACGGATACTTTTGTTAAATCATTTTCCATTTTATACCCTTCGTTAAATAGATTCAGACCACACTGGAATGAATCTTCCATCTTCAGTTCTTACATATGTAAGTATACCGTCTCCCATGCGCCTTGTCAACTCTTGCACACTTGGCGTAATATCATTTGTTATTAAATTATCTTTTCTTGGTCTTCCAATATGGTACGTAGCAAGTATATCACGTATGGCTTTTACTTGAGATTCTGAATAATATGATCTTACTTGAAATCCTCTGGCTCCTCCTTTTTGTGAACCAGTAGGAAAAGGAATGATTCCTCGTTTCATTAATGATGGCATATATTTTTTGTGCCTATTAACAAGAGTAGCGGTTTCACCAACAGTATATGCCCTTTCTCTTTTTTTCTTAAAATCACCAATTAAACAACTTTCAATTTGATCTTTTGTAATATTATAAACAGACATAATTCCATTAGATTTATTTAAATGATGAATCCTAACAAGATCTCCATTAAGAAACCAAACCTTTTTATTACCTGAAATTATAGGGGCGAGATTGTAGCCTTCGCTCTGAATACTTCCTTTTTTAAGAGCCATCTTCCCTCCGATGAATTCTGTGGTGGATTAAAAAATCTTCTATTGCCACACATCATGCAATAAGATTCTAGGTGACCTGGGCTGCTGTATTGTCTATCAAGAAACATTCTTCCCTTACATTTATCGCATCTTAGCATTAATTAGGAATTCCAACAACTATTAGGTTAACTCCAACTGTCAAATCTCCAGTTTCATTAAAGATAACAACACCTTCAACCTTTGATGTTGTTACTGTTTTTAAAACTACTGAAACATTTTTACCTGCAGATGTATTGCCAATATTTATGGGAGTTGCTGTTGCAATTGGAGCATATTTAAAATCTGTTGCAAAATCATATGAAAACGCTACAGTGTCTCCTTTTGTTTTTGCTGCGCTATTTACAATTTCTATGTAACCACCCAAAATACGTGCTTCAGAAGCCTTTACGCTTTGTTTTCCAACATTTGGAGTATCGATTGTAACATATTTGTATAATGCTGGAGTAATCTGTTCTGAAAGATTATTTACTGCTTCTGCCAATATAGAAATATAAGAAACATCTAATGGTTGACCACGCTCAGGTACAGGAATTTTTGCCATAATCTATTATACCACCACAGAGGTTGCGGGTGTTTCAAACAGTGTTGCAAAAGCAAATCTGTTTTTTGGATACGTTGGTACCTGTACGGCAACTTTTACAGATGTAGATCCATTTGGAACTAACGCCGAATAGTTTGGGGATAATACTTGACCAACAAATTTCCAATCTTGACTACCCCATTTAACATATACGTCAAAAATGCTTGTTGATTCTGCTAGTGGAGTCCAAACAACATTGATAATCTTTCCAGTAGTATCTAAAGATATTGCATAACTTATTGGTGTTTGATTTTGCACTCCAAGTTTATATTGTGTTGACCAATGAGATGTTCTGTTTTTATCTTCTGAAACAATTCTATATCTTACAGTATATCCTTGTTCATTTCCACTAATAGACGGTAATTTTGATTTTGGTATAATAACTTTTTTTATTTTTGAATCTGCCATTATGCAACACCAACATTAAATCTAAACTCAATAAAATTTGATGTATTTGCAGACTTAACAATTGGTCTTGCATTTGTATTTTTTACAACAGAATAACCAGTAAGACCATACAATGGATTTTGAGTATATGTATTTTCTAGTCTAATACCATCAAGACAAATCAAAAAATTTTCTGAAGGTTGATCATTCTGATCTAAAACACAAGCATATATTTTAACTAATTTTATAGAATCCCAAGAAAAAGCAGAAGTCTTTGTTAACTGTTCTAATCTTTTAGAAACAACAAAATATCTATTTTTTGAAAAATCATAAATTGAATCATTATCAATATGAGAAATATCTACTTCAAATCTTGCGTATTGACCTTCACCATAAGCATCATTTTCTGCAAATTCTACCATTAATCTAATTTTTTTAGGCTTAGTGCCATCTATTCCATTTCTATTTATTAAAGAAAAGGCCAATCGCATTTCATCTTTTGGAGATTGTTTGTTAAAATTTGGTGAAGTTCCATTTAGATGTATGTGTGAAGAAGTTTTAATATTTTGACCAGTACCCCATGTAGACACCAAATCAAGTTTTCCGCTTGAAAGCAAATTAATATTAGATGAATCTCCAGACATTACAATAATATTATTTAAAAATCTACATCTTTCATTCCTATTTAATCTTTCTGTATTTGTAAAAATTACATTGTCAGCATTTGTTTGAAAAACTCTTTTAGTTGTACTTATTATATTATTTGAACTATCTTCATTTAATGGAGTAGTTATAGATGTAATTGCACCTGCGCCAGTATTTTTGTGAAATTCCCAATTTTCATTTTCTGTAAAAGAAAAAAGATTTCTACTATCATAAGATCCTGCTGAAGGGTTTGATCCTGCAGAATAAACTCCAATTTCAGTAATTTCGTATCTTTCTTCTGTTGGTAGTTCGGCTGTTAAAACAACTTTATTTATACCATCCTCGGTTACAAAACCTCTTGATATGATAGGAACACGAAACATCTCAAAGTCAAGTGATGTCTTATTTGAATAATCACCAAGTGCACCGCTTATGGCATTAGGTCCACAGCCAACAGCAACATAGGACGCATAGGCTGGTGCCTGTCCAATAAGATATTTAGTGATTATTCCTTTGCCAATTTTAGTTATCATTTTTTATACCGCCCCATATATTGTACCATCAAGTAGTTCTCCATTAATTAAAATTTGAACATCAACCTGTTCATCACTTTCAAGATTAATTACATTTATAACTAAGTCTCCCGTTGTTGGATCTAAATATACAATCTCACCATTTGGACCAGTTCCAGTTGATGGAATTGATTTTTCAAATTTAATGGGGTAATTCTTAAAAAATGTTTCAGATGTATCTTGCAAGTTCAATATATTTTGTGGATTATACTGAATATAAAGATGACTGATATTTTTAATTGGTTGATAATATATTGATTGACCAGAAATTATGTCATTTCTTGAAATTGTAATTAATTCTTGACCACCAATATTTTCAAAAATAAGGTCTGTCATTATTTCAATGGGTACAACTTCATCTTTAAATATAAATAGATCTGGTGTTGCAATTTTTACTCCATTAGAAGAATTGCTTGGTGTGCTTGCTGCTTGATTTGCTACTGCATCAATTGCCATTAAACTACCTCACTTAAAAATAATTGCATGCTTGGGCCATTCTTATCTTTTGAGTATTCAATATTGTATACAACATATCTGGAAGAGCCACCCTTTTTTATTTCATTTTCTGTGTAGTCTACAGAAACTATATCTCCTAATTGAATCATTGGGTTAGCAAAAATTTTTACACCAATAGATCTTCTTGGTTTCATTATTTTTGAAATCATCCATTTCATTAGGCTGTTGGCATCGTCTGTTGTTTGAACATATGGAACATTTAAACTAAATGCTTTGTTTCCATAAGTCATTCTGCTTAGTTTTATATCTTCATAATCTTTTGCTATTTTAAATGGTGATGTAACGACTGTTGTTCCGCTTATATCTGGATCTGATAAATTTGAGTATTTAGAAAAATAATCATCTACTTTTAAAATATTTTGAGACTGTTGAGTAAAAGTAATACCTTGAATTCTTAAATAGTTTCCAGATGTTTCATCTAAACTAAGGGCAGTATCTGTAGCATTAAATATTAAAAACTCTGCTCCATATGATCCAGATCTAAAACCAGAAACAGTATATCCCTTTAGTCTATTAAATGTTGGAGATATTTTTGCATAAAGTGCAGGATAGGCTTTATCATATCTAACATTAAATGCTGCTGCCTCTCTCATGATAGTTCCAAATTCTTCAAAATATATATTGTATTTTGGTCCTTCAGAAGAAGATATTCCAGAAAGATAGGTACCTTGCACAATTCCACTCATGGCATATTTTCTAAATGAATCATTTACATTAATTTCTTTTCCATCAAATATTGAATTTACTGGTGTGTCTAAAGCAAAAGTAGTATTTTGAGAGTAGTTGTTTGTAAGTGCATAAACATTTTCAAACATAAGCCTAGAAGAACCTCTTACAAAAAGTGCCATATTTTTATATATAGGAAGTGGATTTGTATCATCAACAGTTTTTACTAAAGTGTTGTTTATGTATAAATAAAACCTTCTTGTTTTTCCTATATCTTGGTATTCAACTGAAAGATCATACACTGTTGGATTTTCTTCAGCAGCAACTCTATATTGACCAACAAAATTTCCATCATCAACAATGATCTTTGATAGTCCTTCCCATAGTTTTACTGGTACGGCGTTTCCATTTTCATCCTTTAAAAGTTTATAAAAGAAAACATTATTTACATTGCTTGTGTCTGTTTTTGTAATATCTGAAATACCTAGTGCTGCTATTTCAAAATAATATCCAATGTTAGTATCTGGGTTAATCATAACCGCCATGCCACCAGAACCACCAGAAATGCTAATACTTTTTTCTGGAGTGGTACCTGGAATAATATAGTAGTTTGCACTACCAATAGCACTTTGACCACGGTCCATATTATTTTCTATCTTTCCAATAATTCTGACTCTTGTTCCAAAATGCTTAAATTTATCTTCTAGGGGTTTATATACATAAGAAATAAAATCTTTTGGTCTAGGAGATGTTGTAAGTGCTGGGCCATTCATAACAAATGCTGATGATTGAATTGATCCAGATTGTGTACTTTGTAGTCTATTGGTTACTGATTGATCTATATATGTTGAAGATAAAAAGTTTTTAATTATTCCATTTCGTGTTGTTTTTTGAG